CTAGAAACACTCTCTACCTTTTCTAAATTATTCTTGAAACTATCAAAAGTAGAAGTAAAATCAGATAATGATTTAAGGTGATTTAAGTTTGATTTAAAGGCATCAAATGCTTCAGATACCTGCTCTATCTTTTCTGGGCGCGCAGATTCATAACTCTCCTTTACCTCATCCAAGGGAGTTTTTTTATTATTACCAAAAAAATCTGAAGGCTTCTTTAGTGCCACGTTTAATATATCTCCTCTATTTTACTATTTATTGTCCTCTTTTAATCCATCTTTGAGCATTTTTGCCAGATCTGCTGTTGACCCAACAAATAATGCATTATTAACAGTTGATGGACCTTTGATTTTTTCCTCTGTTTCAATATCTTTAAGTTTCTTCTGCAGATCTAATAATTTATCAGTTGCATCAGCAACGTTCTTAATTAACTGACCAGCAACTTCATATGCTCTTGGCATTTCACTTTCTTGGGCAAGTTCAAGAACACCGTTGAGAGCTTCTTGTCCCTTTTCAATAATGGAATAAAGATTACCTCTAGTATACTCGTAATCTTTTTTTATGTCATCAACACTCTCTTTAACTTTTTCAATTTTACTTTCAATTACTTCTGGTTTAATCACTTCACCAGAGGTATTGAAAGTATCATTAAGTTCATCAAAATTTTTTGTCATTTTCATCAGAACGAACCACTAAATCCAAAATCATCTCCAACTTCAATTAATGCATTATCTGCAGCATCAATAATAAAGATTTCTTCTCCTGTCAAGTGATCAGTAATAGTAGTTCCATCTTGACCCCTCTTCACGTTAAGTCTATTTCCAGTTATCTTCGTGATGAAGATTTCTTCTCCATTGAGATCAACATAGGTATTTTCAGTAAGTCCACTGGCATCAGCAACATTGAATGCTGTTTTTGTTTTTGTAATATCTTCTGCCAGTGTTGTTGCTGCGTTTCCAGTATAATTTTTGATTGCTCTTGGTTCGACTGAGTAAGAAACTTCTCTGATAGAGTTTGAAGTGTCTGTGCCTGTAAGGTAACTGACGGTAGCCTTTTTGATGATATCCTTGGTTGCAGCAGATGCAGGACCAAACAGATATGTTTTTGCAGTAAATCTTAAAGTATAGAGAAGAACTCTCCTGCTAGAAAAGTCTCCCTCGTAGTCATCCTGCATGGTAATATTTTCTAGGACAACAGGAATATCCCTCTTTTCTTGTAGTGCTTCAACCAGTTCTACGGTGACGTTATACGCAGGTTGAAAGTATGGTAAAATCTGTTCTACAATTTGAAGTGCATCATCATTTAACTTACTCATGATGGCAAGTTCAAATTGCATGTTATATGGGACTGGCATATATGCCTTTTTTGTTTCAGTCCCATCATTAGGATCCTTTACAGTAAAAGTTTGAGTTGTTGATACTTTTCTACTAGGATCATAAGTTAGTCCTGTAAACTCAAATGACATTCTCGGAAGAGTAATAGCAAAAGGTTTGTTAAGATCCGGAGATTGTTCTATTCTTGCTAGAAATTTTTGAGTAGGACCGTATGCCAGAGGAACTTTTACAACACTAACAACATTATCATCAGTATCTTCATGTTTTATTGAAATGTTATTAAACAGAGTACCAAAAGAGATAATGGTTCTCCTCAAAATTTCGTTGTAAAAATATTCAAACATTTTTAAAGTCCTACAATATCTCTATATTAAGATATTTTTATTTAGGGCATACCGAATGGGTTCTGCTCAGAGAAGTCAATAATAGAATCCGCTTCAATTTCTATATTAATATTATCAGCAAATCCGTCATCCGCAGGTTGTGCATCTGCTACTCTCAGTTCATATGCTGCACCAGAAGTTTGACCAGTAATAGTCTCTCCACGGGTAAACTCTCCAGTCACTGTGCCAACTTCAAGTTCGTTTGTTGAGGAATTCCAAACTCTAACTCTTGCTGTTGTTCCACTAGATGATCCGACAACTATTTCATTGAATTGGAATGTTCCAGATCCAGAACTACCAGATGTTGCGATAGACATTGTAGGAGCAACAGAGTATCCAACACCAGCATTTGTTAGGAAGATGTTTGAGATCGTTCCAGCAGCACTTACAACTGCTGTTGCAGCAGCAGATACAGTTGTAACACCAGATTCAAACACTTCATTAGTAAACGTGATCGTAGGAGGAGTTGTGTATCCAGATCCGCCGTTTGTAATAGTAACGATTCCAACAACACCATCACCAATCGTTGCGGTTGCAGCAGCACCAGTTCCACCTGATCCACCACCAGTAAATCTAACACCTGGTGCTACAGTATATCCAGCACCAGAATTTGCTACATCAACTCTCTGAACAGATTGGTCCCTTGGATTAGCATTTAAATTGCATACATTGATACCACCAATCATAGTAGCAATACCGACTGCTGTAGTCCCTCCTGAAGGGGCAGCAGAGACAACTACAGTTGGTACACTACTATAACCACCACCTCTGTTTGATATTGTGAATTGTCTTACACCACCATCAAATATAGCAACAGTTGCAGTTGCTTGAACAGCAGAACCAACCAGAGTTAGTGTCTGTGTAGGACCTTGAATGGTGTTGATGCCATCATCAGTTTGTCCATCATATTCTTCACCAATAAGGTTATTGTCAATATCATCTATACCAGTTGCAATAACTTCGTCTTCCAGACGGAAGAGTTCACAATACAACTCATAAACATAAAGGTTCTGTAACTGATAATATGGTTTTGCATATTCAATATCTTTGATTTCATAAATTCTATCATCAAGAGGAAACCAGATAAGATCTCCACTTTTTGGTCTGGTAGATAGTTTTACGTTCGATTGATCTTCAATTAGTGGAGTAATATAGTTTTCAAATCTTTCTCTAGAAATAATGAGTCTTACTTCATCTTTTGACTCAATTCCAAACTTTGAAAGAATGTTTCCAGCACCAGAATACTGATCATAATTATCAACGTAAGCTTCTAAGGGGAGTGCCATATCAAATTTTGATTGCACAACCTCTCTTATGACAGTGTTTTCTGTCAGATACTTTCTTGGTAGATAAAAAATATCTACACCATACATCCTCAGTTGTTCATTAATTAAATCCTGAACAAGGTTTTGTTCACCCCGAGTACCCTGAGTAAAGAATGGATTTAACATGATATCAACCTATCATATCGTATGGAGGAAGTTCATAAGTATTAGACATTTGCTCTCTGATCACTTCCAAGTCTTTCTGAGCATCATCATAGATCTGACGACCATTCAATTCAATTCCACCAGGTAATTTAACTCCTTGAAATTTAATCAAGTTTTGCCCCCACTGTCTTTTAACAAGTGCAGTTACATACTTCTTTAGGAAAGAGTCATTCCAAACTCTTGAATATGAATTTGGATCCAACAAACGATAACAATCAATGATAAGGTAGTCATCTTTTGTAGCAGATCCCCAATCAAAATCTAAATATAATCTATCTTGTCTTTGATTAAATCTGATGAATTTATCAGTAGTTAATGCAAAATCAATATCTTCAAGATATCTCTTAGTCATTGCATAAGTTAATATTTCAGTAGATCCCCAATAGTAAATATCATTTAAGAACAACTGATATTTAACACTGAACATGTTATTGGTTACAGTGTTTGATCCATCAAATTTGAATACTTTCGTTATTCCAATAATTTCTGGCGGAACTTGAAGATAGTTACTATTCTCTTCAAACGAAAAAGTTACGGAAGATCCATCAATATCAGAAGTTGCAGTTGAGGTTGTAATACCAGCAGCATTATTGCTACCACCTCTTGCTCTTCCTCTATCAATATCTTCTTGTGTTATTTTATATTTTAAAAATGTCTGAGTTACACCATCAAAGTGTCTCTCTTGAAAATATTGTAAGGCATCATCAACCAGGTCGTCTATTTGCTCATCGGCAACATTAATCTCAAGCACTGGTGCTCCCAGTTGCCTTTTGCAATAATTAATTAAATCTGTTCTACTTGCCGGTTGTGCCATTTATTCCACAAGTTTCCTAAGTGTATTTAGGTTTAAGAAGAAATCGTATTATAAACATATGCATTTCCCCGAACCAAAGGATATGTTGATGATCCAACTGTGACTAATACATCATAAACGTATCTACCTTCTGTGAGGTTACCAGTTTCTGTATCTGTCAAAGAAATTTTCATTACACCATCATATGCACTAGTAAACCCAACAGTAAACGTATCAGATGCACCAAGAGTTGCTCCAACCGCGATACTCTTTGATAATGCACCTGCACCTGAATATCCTGTTAAATCAAAAGCAGAACTTGATGTTGTTTTAACATTAAATATGGTAGAAAAATCTGTTCCCCCATATATTGTTAAATTAGCACCGTATGGAACTCCTGAGTCTGGATCGAAAGTAATATTTTTAGATGGCATCTGGAAGTCCTATTACCGACATTGTTTCTTGTTGTTTATAATAAAGTTTACAGAATGATTTTGCAATATTCTTAAGGGTATCATGATCATTACAATTATCTATATCAGTTGCAATCTTTTGATATGCAAAACTCTTTGATAAGTTTGTTAGTTCAATGCTATCAGGATCCATGTAATAACTCCTTTAGTAATGACTTGATTTCATTAAGTTCACTCTTTACATTAGCAAGATCTTCTTCCATTGTCTGTACTTTCTGATTCTTTTCAGTTTTCACGTCACGTCTTGAAAGATACTGTGTATATTCCAAATTATTTACATTAACGATTGCGTTGGTTTCAGGATCTCTTGCGAGATCCTTATGACCCTCCATTTCGTAAAATTCCATATTATGCTAAGGCAATAACTCTAAGTTCTTTCACTCTTGGTACAAAGCACTGACTTGTAGATGTCAGAGCCAGTTTGATTCTATATGTTCTAAATGATGGTAATCTGTCAATGGTAAATGTATATTCCCTATAGTCAAGTTCTCTGTTCTCAAAGGAGAGAGTGCTTGACTTAGTTATGAATGAATCAGATTCACCATTATTGTTTTCAGATGCAATAATTTCTCCTCTTTCATTAAGGTTTGCATATCCGGGGAAAGGAGTAAATACAGGAACTGATCCTGGTTTGTTATTAGTTGCAAAGAATGCTCTAATATCAGATGCCTCGTTAATATGAGCAGAAACAATAACTTTTATAGAAGATGCTGGGTTTTCCAGAATAATTTCTTTAGAAAGATATTGGAAAGCTGTTGGATCTTCAGTAGCACTATTTACTCTAGAGTCTGTCGCATAGTTTGTAATAATATTATTTACTCTATTAGAAGTGAGAATTGCATTTACTCTTTGACCATCAATAACAGGACTTAAACGACTATCTGTAGATGAAAGGAAAAGTCTCATCTGCATTGACTTACCACCAACAATATTGGTAAGTTGTGCATCTTCGTTTACCTTAGAAGCAATCATTCTTGGGGTATCAAAATAATTCTTTTGATTTATAGTGATGTCTTGGAATCCAGCATCAATAAATGGTAGTTCAGTTCCACTAAAACTTTGAGAAGTAATTGTTCTAAGTTCACCTGTAATACTAGTTCCAGGAACAGTTACATTTTGAACTTGTGGAGTGATGATTTCAAACGGCATATTTTGAGATGCTCTAACTCTAGATCCTCCAGTAGATCTATCACCTGTTATATAAAGTTTGGGGAATCCAACATCAGTGCTTCTGTCGGTTCCTGTTGTTGCACTAGTATCAATCTTAACTTGATAACTATCAAATGTAAACGGATCAAGTTTAGTAACATCACTCAACGAATGAGTTCTGTTGATTCTATTAAGATTAATTCCACCAAGTTCATACTTATAGACAGGAGTTCCAACAGGATATGTTTTCGGATTAGTTCCTCTTACAATATTTCCACCAATGCTATTTCCAGAAACATTAGTATATTCAATAATCTCATCTCCAATTAAGAGATAACCTACATTAGTTGTTCCAACTCCAACACCTTCAAAAGTTGAGAATGTTGTTGCACCACCAACTGCAATCTGACCGGTAGATGTAGATGAGTATTCTGCAGTCAACTTAGTTGGTTTTATATCAGGATGAACACCAGATATACTTACAAGGTTATCAGAGAAATACATTCCATGATTCTGATGATTGACTTTAAAGTGCAATCCATCTGAATCAGTTTCAATATTTGTGATTTGAACATCTCCACCAGTACCAAGTCCAACAGCACCAGATGAATTAAGTTCGGTAGAAATACCAGAACTATTAAAGAAGAATAGTGTTTTTGCTGCTCCAACAACAAACTCACCTTGAACATTGTTCAGAATAAGTTCGTTAGTGTGTCCAATTCCTGCGATTGTAAGTCTTGCATTTCTACCAACAGATGCTGCTCCAATAGTATCGATTCCAACAACATCACCGACCTGATATCCAGAACCACCAGCATTATTAATGGTGGCACCAGAGGCAACAATACTACCATTTCTAATAGTAATATCTGCGGTTGCTCCTCTTCCATGACCAGTTAAGGTGATAAGATTAACACCAGTAAATGTTTGACCTCCATCAGCAGGAGTGTAACCCAGTCCAGCATTACTGATTGAGAGATCTCCTACAGCAGATCCTGCGACCCCTACAAGGTCTCCAGTTGCATTTGTTCCTGCTTGGAAGAATGTGTTACCAAACTCATATGAATCTGCTACTGTAGTGCCAAGACCAACTCTAATTGATCTGGACTGAAGAACAATAGGATCAGGAGTAAGTTTTGCAATCTGTGCATTTCCTCTTGTAAGTTCTGGACTGTAGAACTCAACAGACCCAGTATCAAGGAAGTCTGCTCTATAAAGAGTAAACTTAAGATCTTCCCACTGACTTGGTTCCCATGTAGAAGCATTCTGTGATTTAAACAAAGATCCAAGATATGGTTGATTAGAGATAAATGTATCTGTCAGGAGATCATTCTCACCAATTCTAGAGATGTAAACACTATACTTGGTAGAGTTAGATGCTAAACATACAGCATATTCAGTGCCACCTTCAACATATACAGGTGCTTTAAATTGAATATTAGTCGCAATCGATCCGTCAGACGATGTTTGAATATCATCTGGATCTAAAACAACTTCAGAGAATGGAAGAACTTTTGCCGAGGGAGATCCATTTATCATCGTCCTTAATTGGAAGACAACAGGAATATCCATGTCATCTTTGGATCTAAAGAAAACATCACAACTGGTCAAGAATACTCCAGTTTCATCTTCTACCAAGAACGACTGTGCAAGTGGATCATACCAAGTAATGATTGTCTGAGTCCTTGTTCGTGAAGAAACAACTCTGCTAGCAGTAATCTCTGTTCCAAGATCTCTGTTAACATTTCTACTCTGGAACTCGTTCTTCAGTTCAACTCTTGCATTTCTAACAGAAATAATATTCTCTTGAACTGTTTCTAGAGTACCAGATGCACTAAATGATTCTTCTGCAATAGTGCTTGCATTATCTTGATTGTTGTCAATATCATTAGTAAGAGTGAATGTTTTAGTTCCACATTCAAATCTTGGGAAAGTAATGTTATTAGGATCTGGAATGTAGTAACTACCAATAAGGGTAGCAGAAAGATCGGAGATCAATCTAACATTTTCAACAGTAGCAATAGCACCACTTGTTGATCCAACTAATGTCATTCCTTCCTTTACCCAACCATAGAAGTCACCTCTTGCTTGAGATGCAAGAGAGAATGTATCTACATTAAGAATAGTGGAAGTAGAAGAGTAGGATGCAGATAATGGAATATTTAAATATGGATTTTCTGGATAAGTTTTAGTGGGAGCATCATAAGGACCCTCTCTATGGTTTGATTGAGCAACTCTGAATCTAATATTTGCATTTGATTCTGCAGTAGTTTCACCACGACCAATTGTTCCCATCTCACCAACAACTGTTTCACCAACCTGGAAAGTTCCAGATGTCATAGTGATTTCTAGAAGTTTAGGGACACAATATTCTGTAATATCAACACCATCAAAGAATCCATACATTCTAGTGAGTGGTTTCATCTTCTTAGAAACAAATTCAACATTTCTAGATCTCATGTATGGGATGAGATCTCTGCTGACTACTCTGTCTCCAACAGACTCCATATCAAACTGTTCAGTAACAATAGTTCTGACACCAGATCTTGATTCAGTTCCAAATTCTCTGGTTGTTCTGAGTTGTTCTTCAATAACCTGGTCAGTTACTTGTCTTGTTTGTGTAGATNTTCTTGCTCTACCACCAGGACCCTGACGGTGAATAACATCGGGACCATTTTGAATAACTCTTGTTCTAGTTGAATCTACAACTTCAATACCAGTCCAGTTTGTTTCCCAAGAATCCCAAATCATAGGACCGAATCCTGTTTGAGGATCAATTACTCCAGCTTCAACATTATCGTTGAATACTTCGTTATAGTTACCTTCAGTTTCGATAATCTTTGCTTCAAGTCTATTGGTATCAACCCAGTTATCAGATGCTGGAGTAAGTTCTATAGTTCCATTCCAGAAACTGATAAGGAAAGGAGTAACACTTTCAGTTCTTGTAGCAAAGTTCTGTTTGATATATTCAACTTCAGAATAATCAAGAGTTACAACATCATTTTGCTTTCTTGTATTATTACCTTCAATATCCGCAAAATCTAAATCGGCAGTGGGATCTGTATCAACAACAGGACCAAATATCAAATCAACAGAGTTTGTATAGTGTCTTGGTCTCAGTTCATTAAATCTTCTGTCAATGGAATTATTGACACGAATTCCAAGTTCTTGTGCTTGGAAATCATTGAAGTTGTCAACAAAGAAACCAGACTTGAATCTATTCAAACCATTGTCATCTGGAACAAAAAAGTTTGCAGTCTCTTTTTCAAGAAGAGATAATGTAGTATAATATTCAAGACTCTTAATTCTATCCTCAAGTTTTTTGATATCTTGCATTTGATATCTCTTATGTTGCATAAAAGATAGAGATGCTTGACTTGGATCATAAAGGAATGGTGGAAGATTAACCCTACAGATTTCAATTGCATCATCGATTGGATCAGGTCTATCAGGAACATCAGAAGGAGTTCCATACATTATCTGGAATTTACCTTCTTTTGTTAAGTAAACTCTATCAATTCTACCTTGATAGTAAGAAATATCTGTTAATATAGCTTCATCAGATGCCAGTATAGTATTTGCTGATTGACCAGATGCAGTAAATGTTCTACCAAGAAATTCTAGAGGAGATCTAGTATTAGTTGAGGCAGTAACAAATGTGGAAACTCTAGGTCTGATATCAATAATGTCAGAATTTCTATTAATGTCTATATTTTTAATTTCTGTTGCATAATTAAACTGATCATAAGAGTTCACAGTCGTTATGTCACCATCATCTGTTGAAGAGAAGGAAGCATTCATGAAGTAAATCTTCAATTGCTTAGTAGGTGTAGAAGAGTCTGCTTTTCTTTTTATTCTTCCATGATCGTAGAAAGTTTTTTCCTGACCAGTTTGGAAAGAATAATTTGATGAAACATTAAAACTTGGTGTTACTAATGTTGAAATAAGTGCAGACGCTGCAGATTCATCAAATTCAACAGTTTCTCCCTCAATAAAACCAATTTCGTTTTTGTAAATAAAAGAAATATTAGAATTGTCTAATTTTTCTGCCACGATTGCAACAGCACCACTCGTTTGACCAATAAATCTCTCACCTATTAAAAGTTCTTGAGTTGTAGTTGATGTGGTATTAATTGCTTGTAATGTGACTTGTGGGCAAGATGCTGTGGAAGTATCTGCAGATTCAAAGATTCCATGAATTTGAATAACATCAGGAGTATTCAGAGAAATAACTTCATCTTCAACTCTAGTTCCGAATGGGAAAGACCCATACGTCAATCCATTATTCAGAGTTGTTGTTCCGATTCCAGATCCAACTAACTTAGATTTATCAATAATTATTGAACTAACTCTATTTTTAATCTTTTGTTTTGCTTTTGGTTTGATTTTTCTTAGAGAAGCAATCAGAGTAGCACCACTATTTGATCCCAAATCACGAATCTGTAATGTTTTGCCATTGGGTGAAATATCCAATTGATCACCATTTAGAGATTCGGTTGTCCCATCATCTCTAATTAAAAGATATCTTTCTTCATCGAATGGTAAGAAAGTTTCATTTGTTCCTGCAACCACTTGGGTAGAGAGCTCATTACTTGCGATAGTTACATCAAAAGTTTTTCTAATCGTTAATGATGCATCATCAAGATTTACATTAGATACATTTATCTTTGGTAATGCAGTAAATAAAG